AAATCATTAACCTTATCAAAATTATAAGCTCCAGATTTTAAACCATTTTCAAGAATAGAGAACATTTCTTTTGCTGAGAATCCGTTTTGTGCCCACAGTTGGCCATACTCTGCAATGTTATCTTCTAATTCACCAGATTTATTAAGTCCTCGTTGGGCACCGGTAACCATATAGTCAAATGCTTCATTGGCCGACATACCAAAGTTAACCATTAAACTGTTTACGCCACGAAGAGATTCTTGGATATCAGCACCAGTGATTTTAGAAAGAGTCAAAGCTTTTTCTGTAACACTTTTTAATTGACTATCATCAATTCCTCGAAGATTTTGCTTGATTTTAATTACGGCATCGGCGACTTCATCTGTACTTTCACCGAATCCATCTGCCCAAACTTGACCAACAATTTTACCTTGTTTTTTAGCTTCACCAGCAGTTGCTTTAGTCATAGCTTGAATATTTCCTTGAATGCTAGACATTTCAGAGCTAATCTTTGCTGCTAATGTAGATACAGCTCCAATTGGTGCAGTGAGGGATTTTGTTAATGTACTACCCCAGACTTTAGCTTTCTCACCGTTTTCTGTGAATTTATTACCTATTTCGGTAAGATGATCGGCAAATTTTGCACTTTCTGAGCTAATATTTTGATACCTATTTTTAATATCATTAATACTTGCTTCATATTCAGATAACTTAGCTCTTGCTTCTGCATAAGCAGCTTGTTGAATTTTTGTTTCCCGAGCATCTTTTCCTTTGGCAGAAATGAGTTCGTTAAGTTTTTCTTTCTCTTTTTGTACGATTTGAGTTTGAAGAGTTTGCGATCTTTGTAAACCGGCTAAACGTGCGGCAACAGCTTGATAAGATTTACCTTGGGCTTGTAGAGTTCTGACGTAGGCATTTGTTGTTTTCTCTACTGTATTTAATTCATTTTTTAAGTTCTGTGTTCCTCTTTGATAATCTTTCATTGCAACTGTTGCTTGATCCAATTGTCTTGCATATTGACCTTGCCTTGCAATAGCATTATTCAATGATCTTGCTAGGTTTTGAGCTTCTTTTGAATTCTCGCCATATGCATCTTTAGCTTCATTATATTTTCTTCTCAATAATTCAATTTGCTTTTCATTGGCAGTCATGACTTCGTTTAAGCCGTTTACTTTTGCTTCTAGCTTTTCATACTCATTACCCGCGCTAGACAAAATGGCCATATTAGCTTTCATAGCACTTGTAGCAACATTAATTTGTTTCTTAATTCCATTGATGGTATTAGAAAAAGATGTGCTATTTAAACTTAAGTTTATGACCATATTACCAAGTGGTCTGTTTGCCATTCTCATTTCGCTCCTTTCAATAAATCAAGTGGGGTTAAAGGACATTGATTAATAACCCCATATGAAAGGACTAAGTTATATTGATTTATAGAAGTCTTCAATATTATCTGTTTTATCAACATCATCTTCATCCATAAGACTAAGAAAATAGTTAATGTCCATGCTGTCTATATCATTTAACTTCCAACCATTTTCAAGAAGTTGTTTATACATCTTATTTAGATTTTTTAAATTTTCTTGATATGTTATTTTGTTACTTGTTCCAGATTTTCCCGTGCTTGCTTTTTTTCAGCTTCTCCTCCGAGAACATTCTCAAGAATTTCATTTAGTGTATCGCTTAGTTTATCAGCAGAAATACCATCAAGAATAGAATCGAATGTTACTCGTTCATCTCTAAATAAGCTTGCTACCAAAGCAATAATTTCATCCAATTGTTCGAGTTCTGTTAGTTCNCCTTTTTCAGTTTTAGCACCGAACTCAAGAACTTTTCTCAATGAACGGGAAGGAACAAAATCTTCAGTAATAATTTCTGTTTTTCTTGTATCTGGATTGTAAAGTTCAATTTTAATCATGGCTATATTTCTCCTTTTTGTTTTTATGTAACAAAAAAGACTGGAATCATTTAAGAATCCAGTCTCTTATAATCCAATTACTCACCAGCCGGGGCGGTATAGCCTTTGAAGATAAATGACTTGAATTCTTCTTCCGTGAAGCCAGTTTGACTAGTACGACCTTTTGCGTAAACAAACGAATCAGAACGTGCAATGAATTCACCAGAAATTGTATCTGTTGAAAGTTCAACACCTTTATCATCACCAGTTTTAATGTCTAAGTCAGGGTAAGCAAACTTACCTTTAGTCAAACCAATAAAAATATCATCNCCCGCTGCGCCTTTAGCTTTCAGAATAACAGCTACATAAGGCGGTATAGTATTTGCCCCGATCTTAGCAATGCCGTTTTCAACAACAGCACCTGTAATTTCATTTAAAGCTTCTTCTGGAATATCTGCTACGTCTAAATCTAATTTAGGTGAAGAAACACCTTGAGCAGATACGAAGAAAGGAACGTTAGAAGCGTAAACAGTGTTCATTGTTGCACCTAGACCAGATAATTTTGCTTCGATAGCACCACCAGCTTTGGCGTCAATTGTATACACATTGGTTACATTTTCTTGTTCGTCCATAATACCGATCTGCACTTGGTCAAATCCTAATGTTGCCATATGTCCTATCTCCTTTTTATCAAATTTAAAATACACCACATTGGGTGCTAAATTATTAGCTAAATTTAACCGGGACTGAAGCTCTATATCTTCTATAAATCCTTGGAGTATCATTAAAGTCTGGGTCTTTATCAAGTCCTCCTGAATATTTGAACCATCCATTCAAAGCCATTATCTTATCAATTTTGTCCTGGATTGGGTCAAGCTCTTTAACTGAACGACCCCAAATGTCAATCTGGACAGTTACGGATAATGATATTGGCATATTAGAAGCAAACTCAGCTTGATATTCTCCTATCTGATTAATACGAATCAAGGGAAGTTCAGATTGCTTTTGATGATCAATAGGAATATCAAGGATAAAAATATTGTTAGGATTTATTAATGAAGATAATTCTTCATTTTTATACAGCAATGTATAAACATCTTTAATAGGATGTGTCATAATCCTAACCCCCTTGCTAATTCTTCCCTGATTATCTCCATTACCTTATCGCGCATTTCTTGCTCAGTATTTTCAATAAAATGTTGAGGTCGTTGCTTAATAGTTCCTAACTCAACAAAGTGAGCTCTCCAATAAGTTTCTTCTCCGAAACCAACGGTTACTTCACCATATTGATCAACACCAGATACAACAATATCATCTTTCATATGTTTCTTATTGCCATCTCGTGGGTCGATTGGAGTATTATCTCTTAATCTACTAGCTAGTTTGTTACCAGCTTTTTTCAAGGCTGCATTTCTAGCTTTCTTTTCTTGACTGCCCATATTTCTTAGGGCTCGATCAATAGAAGATGTATCAATTTTTATACTCATTAAGACACCACCTTGGCAATAATGAGATCAAACTTTTTATCATAAATATCTGGAGTGATTTGAATTATTTCATACTTTTGATTTCTGTATGAGATAGTCATGTCACTTGTTATCTTGACTTTTTGTTGATGTCTAATAATGAAAGTTGTAGAATTTTGAAGTGTTGTTCCAATGGTACTAATGATTTCTTTATAGAATTGAGATCTTACTAAAGCCCAGCATGTCATAACCTCTTTTTCAGTTTTGACGACTTCTCCCCAATCATCTTTCTCATTGGCCACTTGATAGAAAGTAATTCTTTCATTTAATTCACCAATACCAACATTTTTCATTTTTAGTCACCTACAACTGAGAAGAATCGTCTAAACCGGAATTAGCATTCCAATTTCTATATATATCCAAAATGCCTGAAAAGATATATTTTAATTCTCCTTGCACATTAGTTTGGATTTCTCTATTTTCATACCAATGGGCAATAAGAGCCAGTGCTGCAATTGTAAATTCATCAGGAATTTCTTCCATTTCAGAAAACTTAATATTCAAATAAGACTGTATAAAGTTTTTAGCTGAGACAATCATGAGCGATAATAAATTATCATCTTCGTCATGATCTATTCTTAGATAATTCTTAACAAAATCTAAATCTAGATCAGTAATTTTCACACCCGTATTCATTATTCTTCAGCCTTCTTAGCAGTTCGTTTTGAACTACTCTTTTTTGTCGCTTCCTTCTTCTCTTCAATTAGTACATCAACTATACCTTTTTCAGCAAGAGTATTAATAATTTTTTCATCATTAATCTCAAGCTCATCATTATAGTTCATGACTTTATCAAGAGAGAATAGATAAGCGCCTTGTAAAAATCTTACTCTTGCCATCTATTTCA